TGCTCAAGGTGGGTGACAAGTTGCAGGTTTGAAAGGTGATTGTTTTGCTTGTTGTGGTCGACGTGATGGACGCAATACCCGTCTGGGATGGCGCCAAAGGTTCGTTCCCATACGATGTCGTGTTCCATTCGCAGTCGACCGCCGTACCAGTTTCTGATATAGCCTTTGCTGGTGAGCATATCTCGTCTCCCTGAATGATTTGTGAAGCCTCGATCCAGGCCAAACTGCCGTCACGCAGAACGAGAAAGGGGTGGTTGCCGGTGGCATCGACTGCGCTATCGACACCCATGACGAAAAGCCGAAAGACGCTCGTTTGGACGAAATGATTCGATACGAATTCGACCGGGCGAAACATGCCGTCGGCTGTCAGGACGCGCTCACCGGCGAGCAGCGATTCGATGATTCGCCAACCGTTCTCCGTCAGAACCTCTGAGCCAGGGCACAGGCAAGGATGCAAATCGTTCTTGTGGGGCTTTTTGATCTGCCACACATCACTCTGATCGCGGTCGCCGCACCAGTGGTGCTTGCCGCCTTCGGGCCAGCCGTACAGAATGGGTTCGTACTGGCGCTGGTAGTCCGAGCGCCCCATGGTGAAGGTGTTCTTTGCCCAGATGATGAAAGTCGACCACTTGCCACCGGCTTCGCGAAACGCTGCTTGCAGCACGTCGAGTTCACTGGACGACATGGCCACGTAGACCGCGCCGGTGCAGTTGGCCATGATGGGTGTCAATGCGGCCAGGAGGAAATCGTAAAACCCGTCGCCCAGGTTGTCGTTGAGGATGGCGCGGTCTTTACCACGCATCTTGTCCTTGGCGCTGTTGGCATAGTTGACGTTGTACGGCGGGTCGGTGACTGTCATGTCCACTTCTTTGCCTTGCAGCAACACGTCGTAGCTCGCAGCATCGGTGGCATCGCCACACAGCACACGGTGGGCACCAAGCAGCCACACGTCGCCCGGGCGCGAGATAACTGACTCTTGCGACTCGGGTACCTCATCGTCACCGGTTTGGCCTGTGTCGCCTTCGTCGCCCTCGAACAGGTCGGCCAGTGCATCGGCATCAAAGCCGGTCAGCGACAAATCGAAGTCATCATCGCGCAGGGCATCAAGTTCCACCCGTAGCATCGCGTCGTCCCAGCCTGCGTTTTCTGCAATGCGGTTGTCCGCAATGATCAGGGCGCGGCGCTGGGTGGGAGTCAGATGGTCAAGCACGACCACCGGAACAACTTCCAGTCCGAGCTTCTGCGCGGCGGTCAATCTGCCGTGACCGGCCACGATGATGCCGTCGCTACCAGCCAAAATCGGACTTGTAAAGCCAAACTCGACAATGGACGCGGCAATTTGTGCCACTTGCTCATCCGAATGGGTGCGCGCATTTCTGGCGTAGGGCAGCAGTTTGCCCGTTGGCCACTGCTCGATTTTGTTGGCCAGCCAGGATGCGGTCATGGGTTTACCTCTACGGATTCAATTGTTGGGGTTACTGGCGCGAGTCGCTCTGCAGCGACTACCTTGAAGGTCTGGCCGGTCGCTGCAAGCGTCACCGGCACATCGGGAAAGTTTTGCTGGAAGCGAATGACTGCCACGTCCACATACTGGGGTGCGATCTCCACCAGTCGACACTGGCGACCGCTGCGCTGCGCGGCCAGCATGGTTGTGCCGCTGCCGCAAAAGGGCTCAAACACTATGTCACCGGTGTCCGAATACGCTTCAAGAACGAACTGGGGCAGTGCCACCGGGAACACGGCCGGGTGATCGATGTCCTGACCGATCTTGCCCTTGTGCCGCATGATGCGAATGACCGAGTCAGCAATCTTGGTGTCTTGCGTGAGCGTGCCAACGTGGTTCCACGAGGTTTTGCTGCCATCCTTGTTGCGCATGCCACCGGCGCTGGTGCCGTCACCACGCAGATGGGTGTCACGCCCAGCGTAGATGCAGGGCACGTTCTTGTTGGGCCTGCGCACTTCGGAGTCCTTGCGATTGAAATGAAACACGAACTCGAACGCTGGCGCGAAGCGACCACTCCAATCGCCCGGCAGACCCGGGCCCTGATCCCAAACGTACCAGCCAAAACGCCGCAAACCCTGCTGGCGCATCCATGACAGCCAGCCATCCCAGTACGGGACAACTTCCTGGTCGCGATGGATCAACCCCAGGTTGACCAGCACCTGACCGGTGACTGCCATGGGCAGGTTCGCAAAGACGCTGCGCATCAGCGCGTCCCAATCAACAATCGTGTCGGTGTAGTCGCGCTGGGTACCGTAGGGCGGCGAGGTGAAACACAGCGCTGAGCACTCGCCCTGCATCAAAGCGGCGACCACCGCCGGATCACCGGCATCACCACAGATTAGGCGATGAGCACCAAGCAGCCAGACATCACCGGTTCGGGATACCGGGTTGACCGGTGCGTCTGGAACCTCATCTCCTTCGTCAGGTGCATCGTCGGATTCGTCATCGCCAGACTGATCGTCGCCTGTCTCACCATCAATGTGCTCGGCCATCATGGCTTCGATCTCAGCATCCTCAAAGCCGGTGAGCGCCAGGTCGTAACCGGACTCACACAGCTCGGTGAGTTCAAGAGCCAGCATCTCTTCGTCCCACCCGGCATCGAGTGACAGGCGGTTGTCGGCGATCACGTAGGCGCGCTTCTGGGTGGGCGACAGATGCCCCAGTTCAATGACCGGAACCTCCGTCAGTCCCAACTTGCGCGCACCGGCGAGCCTGCCATGTCCGGCGATCACGCCGTTGTCACCATCCACCAAAATCGGGGAAGTCCAGCCAAACTCAGCGATGCTGGCGGCGATCTTGGCCACCTGTTCCTCGCTGTGGGTGCGGGGGTTGCGGGCAAAGGGAATTAACGCGTCAACCTTGCGGTACTCGACGTTGAGTGGATTCACGGGTTTGATGCTTCCAAAAAAAGTACGGCCCGCACGGGTCTTTGAAAACCAGTGACGGGCTGCGAGGTGCGCTATTTCAAGCGCTGGAGTTGAACGTAAAAACCCGCCGTCAGATAACTCCGAGAGCGGGTTCAGAAAAAGTCGGGCTAAAAAATACGGGTCAGAGTGCTAACGATAAAAAGAGCCGATGGCCTCCAAATACTGGAGGTCATCGCTTGCTGTGCGGCGTTTGCACGGGCAAGGGGTGTGAATTGAATTCCCCCCCTGTGTGCCAGGGTGCAAACCTGCCGTGGTGCAAACTCCTGCAAACCTTGGTTTGCAGTCTGTCGTTGGGCGGGTCTTGCGCTGTTCCCCCCCGCATAGGATTTTCCGAAAGAAGGACCCCTTTTACCTGGGGCTCAGTGGCTAATTTCCAACTGATCGCCAGCGGTTTTCTCCATCCATAGCCGTAAATATACCGAAAAACAGGCTGGATGTTTAGCCCTGTTTTGCAGGCCAAAAGGACAAAGTGGCAAAACGCTGGACAAGTGCTGGATACGTTACTCTGCCTGCCCCTTTGTCTTGGATGTATCCGTGGCGTTTTGTCACGCCTCCCTCACTTTTTGAGGCTGTCGTTGAGCTTTTGCGCCACCAGTTGAATGGACTTTTGCCAGTGCTGCCACGCTGTGGTACGACACATGCCAAAGCGCGTGCAGATGTCTCGCCAGCCGTACCGCTTGGCACGCATCCAGACCAAGTGGCGCTGCTCGACCTCAAGCCACTGCACCCAGAGCATGACCTCAAGCATGTCCTCCACGTCCTTCGGTGAAGGTGGGAAGCGACAGACCACACGTTCATCGGTTGCCAGCATCTCCCACTGGCAGCGCACGATGGTGGGCCACGCGTTGAAGTAGCCCTGCACGTTGGCCGATGGCAGTCGCCTTGCAGTGACCGCAGCGTCCTCGAAGCGGTTGGCTATCGTCTCGGCCGTCCAGACACCTGCTGCACCCTCGGATTGATTTAAACGCGCTTTAAGGCTGTTTTGTTGTAAGGCAGTAGGGGAACAAGGGTTGGCATTTTTTTGAGGCTCTGCCTTTGATTTAGCCCTTTGCATGACGACCTCCTTGACCATACAGACGTTCGCCGATGCGTCGCACCAATTCGCGCTCGAGGTAGTCCAGCCGCTTGTCTTCGGCGTTGACGACCAGGATGTTCTGGTCACGCCAGCCGCGCTCCTTGACGGCGTCCAGGTCTGTGACTGTGGGCTGCAAGCGCCCGAGGGGGCATTGGTAGTGGTGGGTGGGGACTTTCATGTGCAGCCTCCTTCAACGTGCCCAGATCGGCACCATGTGCAGTGGGACACTGCGCTGACGAGGCTCGGGTGTACTGAGGCACTCGCGCAGCA